TAAACCTATTAGGTATTGCCGAACTATTTGACATCACCAAAACGGAGATCACCTGTTCAAACGGAAGCCGGATAATATTTAGAGGCTTGCAAACATCGAGCGGAAACCAGACCGCAAACCTTAAATCTATTCAGGGCGTTACTACATGGGTACTTGACGAGGCGGAGGAATTGACAGATGAGGCCACGTTCGATAAAATAGATGAATCAATACGGGCGAAGTCATTGCAAAACAGGGTAATGTTGATACTAAACCCGGTAACATCAAACCATTGGATTTACAAACGTTTCATTGAGAACGGCCAACGTGCAGATACAACCTACATACACACGACATATCTGGATAACATAGAGAACCTTTCGCAATCCTACATTGATAAGGCAGAAGGGTTGAGAGCATCACATCCTGAACGCTATCAGCACAGGTTCATGGGTCAATGGCTTGAATCAGCCGAAGGGGTTGTGTTTCCCGAATGGTTGGAAGGCAAGCAGCCTGACATTGACCTGCCCGTAATATTCGGACAGGATTACGGTTTTAGCATTGACCCGACAACTTTAATCCGGTGCGCGTTTGATAAAGCAAATAAAAAGATATATTTGCAGGAACTTTGCTACATGGCAGGACTGACAACCGACCAGATAAAAGAGATTAACAGAACCTATGCCGGATCGTCTAAAATTATAGGGGATTCAGCAGAGCCGCGTTTGATTGAGGAGCTAAGGCGTGCCGGGCTGAACATTGAGCCAGCGGAAAAAGGGCAGGGGTCAGTTAGTGCGGGGCTGTTAGGTTTACAGGATTGGGAATTGGTGGTACACCCGGAATCGTACAACCTGAAGAAAGAGTTAAGAAATTACATTTGGATTGACAAGGGTAGCAAATTAGTCATTGACGATTATAACCACCTTATTGATCCTTTGAGATATGCGTTTCAATATTTTACGCGGCCTATTGACCGACAACTTATGCCAACAACAAGAACAGCACGATTATGAAAATCCTTGGATTGAACATCACACCGATTAAAAATAAGATTGAATCACCACAAACCGAGAAGATAGGTAAATTCACCTACACCCGGCAAGCCTCACCCCGCAGGACTGTTGACATTGGCGAATTTGTCAAGGCTTTGCAGGTTGCGGAATCAACGCGCAATCCTTTGCGTTATCGGCTTTATGACATGTATCAGGAATCCATTGATTACGTGCCTCACCTACGGGCGTTATTGGAACTCAGATACCTAAACATCCTGAATAAAAACATCCGCTACACCATCAACGATAAGGCCGATGAGCAAATGGAAGTATGGTTACAATCACCGGCATTTAAACAATTTGTAAAGGATATACTTGACACAAGGTTCTGGGGGTTTAGTCTGTTTGACTTCACCGATGCTAAAAAAGATTGGTTTGGGTATGACTTGGTAAGCCGAAAACACGTTGACCCTATCAGGGCGGTGGTGTATAGGGATCAGACTGGATCGGGTCCGATGCCATACAACACCGCTGAGCGCAAAAAGTACGTGATGGCCGTTGGCGAAGTAACTGACCTTGGGTTGCTAAAGAACGCCACACCGATAGCGATTCACATCCGTAACATGACGGGCGACATGATGAACTATGTGGAACTGGCCGGTAACAACTTCACCGTTTATAAAGATAGTTCAAATGACCCTCGTATTGCCAACCAGATTAACGAGGCTGAGAAGAATAAATCAACATCCGGTTATTTGAAACTTCCCGGACAAGTTGAGCGGGAGATCGAGAACCAGAGCAGCACCCAACAAAACCAACTATTTACAGGCATTCACGACCTACTGAATAAAGAGCTAAGTAAGTTACTACTTGGCAGCACGATGGGAATCGAGGATGGTGGCTCACTATCGCAGGCCGAAGTACACGAGCGCACTATGGGTAAGGTATTCCAATCGGACATTCAGTATGTTTTGGATGTTTTGAATTATGATTTTGCTGATAAACTGGAGCTGTGGGGCAAGCCCACAAACGGAAGGTTTGAGTTTGATAACGACAATAACGATTCAGAAAGCAAAGAAATTACAAAAGATTTGCAGTTGCAAAGTTTAGGGCTTAACTTTACACCTGAATATCTGGCAGAGAAATACGGCATACCTACTGAAGCAATAAAACAAACTACACCAACCAATGATCCACTTGAAGATAAATAAAAAGAAAGGCACAATGGCCACTGATTGGGATGAGATGACCATACTTCAGGCGGTTAATGTGATGGCTGTTGAGTTACCTGAATCGGTACAGGCGGATATAACAGACACCGCACTTTGGTACGTTGGTACGGACGGATATAAGTACGCGGCTAAAGTATTTGAGATACTAAGCACGTTTGATACTGATGACATTCAGCACACCAACGCGGCTGATATAATGATGTACTTCGTTAAGTATCACCTGCAAATGGTGATCGACCTGCACAGCCAGACGCCATCGAGTTATCAACCAATTGGGATAAAACATTTTGAACTTGAACGGGTAAAATATAAGCTCCCTGAATCATTGGTAGTTGAATCAGATATAATGACATTGCACTCAGCTAAAGCGGTTGACTTTATCGAATCGAGTAACATCCTGTCGGTAATTGCCGACATGAAGCAGGAAGGTATCAAACACCTACCCTTGTTTATTGCCTGCTATTGCCGTCCTGAAGGCGATGCATTCAATGAAAAGTTAGTACACGAACGGGCTAAGGCGTTTAATCAATTACCGATGTCGGTAGCCTGGGAAGTTTTTTTTTGCATACAGCGGCACACGATTTTATTTACAACCAATATCCTGAGATTTACAACAAGACAAGCCAGAAGGTTAAGGATGCGGTTAAGAGTTCGGGGCTGGATCGCAGGCGTTATTCCGTATGGCTTTACAAGGTTGCGGAGAGCCAGATCAGCGGGGTAGTGGAAACGGTGAAGAAGATGCCCCTATATGACTTTATCGACATACTTGGTTATCTAAGCAGCAAGGATAAGTTTAACGATGAAATGATGAAACGATGACAATCAAGGCAACATATCAGGCACTCCAGACAATAATCACAACAGCATTGCCTGAGTTTACCATGTACGGGATGTATAAGGATCAGTATAACACGGTGAATTCGATCAAAGACAATGTTATAATCATTGAGCCGCCACGACAATGGCCAATGAATTACCGCAATACCTGTGAATCTACCTTTGAGACAAAAGTATGGATAGGGCTGCGACAGGATATTAAGCCGGCAACGGGCGGCACGTTTGAATATCCACCGTTCAATGAGATTGATGTGCGCGACACTTTGGTAATGGTTGCGAATGTATTAACGCTAGCCATAAGTAAATCAACATCCATCCGTATAAATGGAGAGTTCGACGGTGATGGTGATCTGATGACCTTATACGATGCTCCTGAAGGACAATCAACCAACTGGCAGGCATGGGGGCAATTCTCTATCAACCTGACCGCCTTTGGTACAGTTACGATTCCGCCCGTTTATCCAATCCCAACGCCAACGCCATGAGTACATCAACTGCATACCGTAATATTGGGGAGGCCGTAAACGCTAACATTGTTAAGCAGATGGAAGCGCAAGGGCACACCATGACCGGGGCGTTTGAACAAAGCTTGGAGGTGCTTACCGATGAGAAGGGCGTATCCGGGGTGGGGAATACTTACGGCATTTACTTAAATTTAGGCGTTAAGTCCAGCGAAATCAAATACCCGTACGCACGGGCAAGGATTGACGGCCTAACTAAGTTCGCACAGTTCAGGATGGGTGTTGATGAGAAAACAGGCAGATCAATAGCGTTTGCAATCGCTACGAAACACGCACGGGAGGGGATGCCAACGCAAGGCAGTTACAGGTACAGTAAGAATGGCAAGCGAACCGATATGATTGACGATGCAATTGAGCAGGCAGACGAGGAAATTCAGCAGATTATTTTTAATGAGTTTATAACAATAATTAACAAGGCCGTAAACATAACAGGAAGATGAGCATAACGATAATAACGCAACCAGTAGAGGAATCCTTTGTGGCAGCATCCGCCCCGGTGTGGTTCAGGGCTTCGACTGATCTGGAGGAAACGGCCTACACCATTACGGGAATAGCCGACAATGCGGGCAATGTACAGTTGACAGTTGCGGCATCAACCGGGTGTGAGATTAACAATATGCTATTGATTACGGGCGGGACAACCGACTACGCATATTTGAACGGGAGGCATAACGTGCTTGCAGTTGGAACGGGAACAATAACCATCAATCTTACATACGTGGCGGCCTCAACCGGAACGCCTGGGGTGGCAACCATCCAACTGGAGAAGTTCTCAATGGGTGTGGATCATCAATATGACATTGATGGGGATGACACCGCTATATCTACGCATTACGTGCCATTCCTTTCCGGGATTGGGTTAAAGGATGCAAGCCGGGCGGTTAGCGGTATATTTCAAAGCGTGTTTAGCCTTACCGATGGGTGGACTTCGGAGCTAAATAAATGCTTTTATCTGATTGAAACAGCCATATATGAGGCGGCACTTACAGCGGAATACGCTCGCACCCCGATTGATAGCGAAGGGGTAACATGGTACGCCGTCCGGTCCACTTCAATTGAAGGCCGGATATTGGAGAATGACAGTTACAATAAGCTATTGAACGGAACAACGTCATACAAAGTACACGCTGGCACGAAGGTAATCATGTCGATGCTTACTGGCTTGTCCGATGTTTCGGCTTATACAACCTACACCGTAGGCGGCACGTCTTACCCGGTAGATACAGACTTCACGGAGGACAACTATAAGGGTAACTTTGTGTTTACCCCGGTCGCTAACTCCACTGATGTATCCATGTACGTAAGAAATTCAGCAGATGACCGCATAAGTGAAAAGATAAATATAACCGTATTGCCGGGATGCGCCACTAAATGTTATGCCTTATATTGGTTGAATCGTTACGGTGGATATGATGTTTACGAGTTTGCCGAAGCCATCGAGGTAACACACACTGGCAACCGGACTGACCTGCGAGGGTTTGAATATGCTATGGGTTCGCTTGTTGATAAGGACTTTAGTACTGAAGATTGGAAAACGTTGCGTTTGATTGGCCGGCCAGAGCCAGCGGAAAGTAATCTGTATTTGAGGGACTTGTTTACCTCTCAGGAGATTTATAACTCCGATGGCAACCGTGTGAAGTTGCTATCAACTGAGTTCATGCAGACGAGCCGGGATAATGTTACCCCGGAAGTAACTATATTAGTCGATAGGGGGGTGGTGATATGTTGAGAATATATGTTAAGAACCCGCCCGCTCCGGTGGAGATTGTGCCGGATTACTACCCGGTTAAGTATGGCTTGCTGTATAATTGGTATGCGGCTACGGATGCGAGGGGGTTTACGAGTGCGGGGGATTTTGTTGTTCCAAGCTATGCAAATTGGATAACTTTAGCTAATAACATCGGAGGCATAGGAGTAGCTGGGGGCAAGTTGAAAGAAATGGGGTTTACTTATTTCGCAAGCCCAAATACAGGTGCTACTAATGAAGTAGGCTTTTATGGTAGAGGTTCTGGAAGCCGGACAACACTATACATCGGGCAAGGCCTTAATTGCTTTTTTTTAACAACCCAAAATTATACCTCTATACAAACTTACATTGAATCCCTATCTAATACAAATGATAGTTTATCTGTTGGGGTTGCAAGTAAAACTATTGGTGCGACTATTCGCCTTGTCCGTCCCGCCACAGAAGCAGAACAACTACTTGATGACGGTACGGCTTGCACACCTTACGTTGGCAATGATGGTAAAATCTACCCTACCGTTAAAATTGGCACACAAGTTTGGACTGCCGCAAATAGTTGCGAAACACAATTCCGCAACGGTAATTACATTCCTTTTAATGAATGTGATGACTTGCATAGTTTTTCAAATATTGAATGGGCGAACCTTGAAACCGCTGGATGTTGTCCTTATGACAACGATTGGTCAAATGTACCTATGGCACAACCTACCGGGGAAGCTTGCCCGGCACTTGAATTAACATTCGATGATATTGCCAACGTTCCGGTTGCTGATGCTTCGAGTGTAAGTGATTGGAATACATTCTTTGATTTACCTACTAATGGCAGTTCATTTACTTCTGTTGAGGTTGTTGGAGATATGGTTCGGCTTATTGGAGGGAGTGGGATAACAATTAAGGATTATTTATTCGTAAGTAATAATAATTTACTAAATGTTGTTGACAATGGCTGCGTTGATGCAATAGGAATACAATCTTTTAGAAGATGCGACGGATTAACTAATCCATCTTTTAACTATACATTAACAATAGATGTTGGAGGTTTTACAGATTGTATTAATTTAGTAAATCCGTCTTTTACATCATTATTATCCGCAGGAGACTTTTGTTTTGATGGGTGTATAAATTTGGCATCAACTCCACTTTCTTTCCCATCACTTTTAACGGTTGGAGATAATTGTTTTTCATATTGCAGCGGAGCAATGGAATTAAATATGCCAGTTTTGACAAATTTAGGAACGTCTGTATTAGACAATCAAGTATTTAATAGTATCACAGGCCAAACAATCACCCTCACAATCCCATCCGCCTTAATGACCTGCAACGGTGGTAATCCTGATGGGGATATTCAATACTTACAAGCTAACAATACAGTAACAATTGTAACGGTTTAACAATGGCAGACTACTACGATCAACCGACATTTGGCAGCGTTCTGGATATAATAGAGCAGGATGCAGAGATTACGTTTCAGGCGGTAGACTATGCCAACTTCGAGGCTGGTAAGCCGTTTAAGTCCGGTGAGTTATCCATCCCGGAAACGCCCAACAACCGGGCGATACTTGGCAGCCTGTTTGATGCAGACGGGAGCAACAAGACACGAATCATTGAGAACGCAACGTATCAGAATGATGCTATCAGTTTAGGTGGCTCTATTGTTATAACGGGACAAACGTACCAAAATAGGACAAACATATTGACCGGCTACTTCATGTCGGGCAATGCGTTGTTGTGGCTGGACTTTGGCGATACTTCACTCCGGGACTTGGACTGGTCAGCATATGAACACCTGCTCAATATTACCAACGTACAGGCATCCGAGGCAGGAACGCTGAATGACTTGATTGTTTATGACCTTACCGACCGGGGCAGGTATATTGACACCGATAAGATAAACCTGATCGAGCGTTACCCGGCATTCAACCTGGCCGAAATGCTAAGGGTAATTTTCAAAGGCTATGACGTTGTTTCAAACTTTATTGCTGAATCATGGTTCACCCAGCTTTATATGTTGTTTACGTGGAATAATGAAATCAGAAACACAGACGACTGGAAAGAAACTGCACTGATGTCCGGGCATGGAACTATGTCTCAACTTGAAACGGTTAATATGTTTTCCAGCACTCAAAATATAAATATATTGGGTGATTATTTTGGGGTTGTATTTACCGGCACAGACGAGTATGACAATGGCTCAAATTGGGATGCTGTGAATGGGTGGTATTTAGTACCCGAAACAGGGACATATAGATTTACTTTATCGTTTAGTGGGGCAGCTTATATCCTGAACGAGTTTAGCAATCCACCTTCGGGGAATGTTGAATACTCACAATTTGAGGTGTGGATAAAAATAAACAATACATACATTGCAGCCTATGTTTATTTTATAGATGCCGATGGGAGTGATAATGGAGGTTTCACAATATCACCCACAACCATTGATACTGACTATTTAGAACTTCAGATAGGTGATAAGGTTTCAATTCATTCCGCCTACTCATCCAGAGTTACACCCCCAACACTTGGTGTTAATTGGACTTATCAATCTAATATAAGTATGACATTATCAAATAATATCTCCCGTTGGTACGGCTACGGTTCAACGGTTAAGCCATCGGAGGTACTGCCAGATATTACGGTTAATGAGTTCTTAAAGATGCTGTTCTTTCATTTTGCCGTTACCCCGCAATATTCGTTTGAAACGAATATTGTACGACTGGATGTATTCGAGCGCAAGACATCGGGGTATGATCTTAGTTATTCACTTGACCCGACAACTGCGGGCGTGGATTATGGCGAGGCGTACAATTACGAACTAAACTTCAAACCCGACACATCCGATGCTTATGCTGAAGATTGGTTTATAAAGAACCCTGACCAGACCGGCAACTATAAGGCCAACAATGGGCGGAAGGTGTTGACTGTATTACAGTCGGATTTTTCAAACACCATAATGCAGGCCGTTTATCGGCTGGATGCTGACCGTGTACTGGTGCCTACGATGTTGAGTTCAATTCCTAAAGGTACCGGAAAGGATAGATTTTTAGAAGAAAACACCCCTGATTGGAAAACAACGTTCAACTACCGGATCATGGTTTATGATGGCGTTCAATCCGGCCAATATAAGTTAGGCTATCATGTGGCCGGGACTGGCCGAACGGTTGCGGATGTTAATTATTACGTTTTTAAACCTTATACCGATACCAATAACATTGAGTTTGCAGACCGTTCCGGGGTTTATGGACTTCACTCGTTACTTCACAAGGCATATATTGACCGGGTTAACAACGGGATTACGCTCACAATTCAGGGTAAAGTTGATGTAAACTACCTGAACGACCTGATAAACTGTGATGCTGATAACAACCTTTGCACCCCAATTTACCTTAACTTTGAGCCGTTTGTTGGATATTACACCGTTCAAAAGGTTACCACAACCGGAACAATTACTCAATTTACGCTAATTAGAAACGAGGAATAAAATGGCTACAAAACAAGTATTATATCGGATTGAGTTTGAAGGGGCGCAGGAGCAAGTTGATAACCTGACTAAGATAGGGGATGAACTGCTTGCCATACGTGGCGAAACGAAATTGCTTGCCGATGCTCAGAAGGTACTACGTGCCAATGATCTTGACCTGAATAAGGAACAAAAGGCAAGGATGGAGCAACTTAAAGTAGAGGGGCAAATAAAACAGCAACTTTACCGGAAGGAACAGCAGGCGTTAAAGGATCAGAAAACAGCACATAAGGCTGTATCAAACACATTGCAGGACTTGCGGATCAAAGCAAGGCAGTTGGGGAAGGAGTTGGAATCCGGCCCGCAAATTGGGAGCAAGGAATTTAAACGGCTTGCGAATGAACTCAGGGACGTTAACACTAAAATCCAGCAGGCCGATAAGTCAGCAGGAAACTTTAAATCCAGTATAGGTAATTACCGGGATGCACTCAGCGGATTAGGTGGTGCGTTAGGTGTAACACTATCAGCAGGGGCGGCCATTGCCGGAACGCGTGAGCTTATAAGGGCATTTGACGATCAGATTAAAGCAGAAACAGCACTACTTACAGCAGCAAAAGGGCGTAAGGATGTACAACAGGATTTAATAAAGCAAGCCGGTGAATTACAAAGGAAAACCCTGTTCGGTGATGAGCAGATAATTCAAGTCCAATCCTATGCCGCAGCAATGGGGTTGACGCGCGGGCAGATTGAGAAACTAATCCCGGCAGCGTTGAACCTCAGCACAGTAACCGGGATGGACTTACAGGCTTCAGTAAAAAACCTTGCAAAGACTTATAGTGGATTATCCGGTGAACTTGGGGAGGCAGTCCCTGCATTGCGAGGATTAACAGCCGAGGAAATGAAAGCCGGGAAAGCGATTGATTTAGTTAATAAGTTGATGGCAGGGCAAGCCGAGGCAGCAGCGTTGGTTGGGTCTGGTTCTATCACTCAAGCAACTAACGCGTGGGGCGACTTCAAAGAAATATTGGGTGAACTTATATCAACCAATACAAGCGGGTTTTTTCGCAGCCTTACCGATGAATTATACACCCTAAATAACACGCTTAACAGTGATGTAATTCCTACGTGGCAGAAGTGGATGTCTTTATTGATCCCGTCTTTGCGTGCTGAGTTGGATATCAAAAACAAAATAGCGGAGCAACGGAAGGAGGAAATAGGGGCATCAAATAAGGAACGTATCGAGGCGTTGGATTTAGGTTGGCAAAAGATTAACGCCCAAATTAAGGAATTGGAGCAGCGGAAGAAAAACAGAGCCGAGGCCGAAAAGTTAGCAGCATTAGAACAAAAGCGGCTGGGGATGCTTGCATCAGCAGCAGCGCAAAAAGCATTGGCAGCGGAATTAAAGTTGTTACAGGATATTGGGGCGCAACTTGAAAAGAACGCAAGCTCAAACATCAAAGACTTATTGGCATCTGGTATGACCGGAAACACACAACAGCAATCAGCGGAAGCTCTGGCCAATAGCCGGAGGGGATGGATTACTGTTGATGAGGAGGAAAATGTAGATGATCCGTTTAATACAGAAGCGGTTGCTGCGCAGTATGACATACAAACAAAAGCAACTCAAAGCGCAGCGGCCAGCTATTCAAGTATCTGGGCGGATGCGTTTAGCCAACGGGAGGAGGCACTCAAAGAATCGTTAGAGAACGGCTCAATAACTGAACGCGAATATCAAAAGGAATCTGAAAAACTACAAAAGCAGCAGGCAAACCTTAACAGAACTATGGCGATTGCTCAACTTACAGCAGATATGGCAAGATCATTATCAGCATTAGGAGTTGGGGCTGCGAATACCGCAAAGATAGGTTTCCCTCAAAACATACCGGCATTGATTGGATTCGCTGCGCAGGCTGTTGGTATTATTAGTAACCTAAAGGGGATTAAATTTGCTGAAGGCGGTCTAATTGCCGGAGGTCGCCCGCACTCACAAGGGGGTACTAAGTTTGTCGGTTCGGACGGATCAGCGTTTGAAGCTGAGCAGGGCGAATATATTGCGGTAGTTAATAAACACGACACCCCACGACTGAGGCAACTATCCGACATTAACAGCAGGCATGGCCGGTCATTCTACGGACAGCCGGCTGGGAGTTACTTTGCAACAGGGGGGATATTCCAGCCTAATCAGAATATTGGCAGCGGTAATCAGGAGGCACTTATCCGGGCAATGGTCAGCCAGATCGGGAGCATCCCGGTTGAGGTAAGCCTTAATGAGATTGAAAGTAAATCGAGTTTGAAAAGAAAAGTTAACGTAATCGGTTCACTATGAAAAAAGACGAAACACTTTTGGAAGCACGAAATAGGTATATACTGGATAAGATCAATAACTCCGATTCTATCGTTAAGGTGGTGCATGAGATCAGTTCGGAACTGTTTATTTCGGAGCGAACTATATACCGGGTAATTAAAACAACTGACACAATAACAGAAGATATGAACATCCGTTCAAATAAAAAGCTTGACAAACGGTTATAAATATTACTGACATGATGGTAGTAACGTTTGACTTGTCGGCTTTGAGATTGTAAATTTACACCAAAATATTAAAGACATGGCATTTACATCCTATCTAAAGACCTGTGTACGAAACACACCAGGCAACCAATATCAGGTTTATCTGGCTCCTATTGCCAGCCTAACATCCATAACATTGACCACAAACGAGGTTTCAGCGGTTACAATGAACGGGGGCGCATTATTCCAACGTGTTCAGGGGAAACTTGACCAGGTGAGAATGGTGAAGGCAGCGAATGTTGGTAACAACTTCAGCGAAACGCAAACACTTACCATGCGTTTTGACAAGGCAACCTCAACACTGGCTACATGGTTCTATGGAACTGATGGAATCGCTAACCAGATTGTTTGCGGAATGGCAGCTATCAGGGTTGACGGTAACGGGCAGGCATGGATTAGCGGTGTTTCACCGGCAGCAGTTGAAGGTCTGTTGAGGCCATACCAGAAAGCAACTATTAATTTTGATTCAGGTGTTGGGCCAACTGAGGAAGATGCAGCACAACCGGAACTTGTTTTGGAACGCACCGGGGCAGCACCTGAATACGCATTTGATTCGTCAACTAACGCTGCAATCGTAGGAGGTACAGCAGCATGGATTAACTGGGCAACTTAAAAGATCATGGCAGAAACAAAAACATACGAGGTCAATCAGGCTTTTATCGGTTCGGTGGTTTCAATCTACCCGTCTATTGATGGGATATTTGAAAACCAGCGGGGATATGACTATGTGATTGAGAAAAACATGGATAAAAAGGTAATGCAATACCTTATCAACATCGGGCATCCAGCCGTAACAGCAACTGTAAAAGGAGATAAGTAATGGCTCTTGCAACCGCAGCTCAAATTATTACAACAGTAAGCACACGTAATATTGATGCTGGCCACTTCTTACCGGCAGAAATCAATATCGCTGAGCGTGATTACGTGTTAGACGCGTTGGGGCTGGAGTTATATTCTGCGGTGGTTGCTGATTCTGCTTCTTATGCTTCGTTTATTTCTACATACATATTGCCTGTATTGGCATATGGTACTTTGTCGAACGTATGGAACAGGTTAGGAGTTGAGGTAACGGATAGGGGCGTTAACAGGTTCACGGGTGAGGGCATAACAACCGCACCGGATACAGACAAGACCGCCACACTGTTTGAAATCAGGCAGCGGCTAAGTTCAGCAATTGGGGCAATGATTGATTACGCTGATGAGAACTACCCTGATCTGTTTGATTCTGATATTGATTACCAATATAAGGAAATTACATACTATTCACAAGGTACAAAACGAGTAAACGCATTATGATTGAGATAACTAATTCTGTTGATACTGCGAAGGTTTTAATATCGGGCGATATTGGGGCTTCATTTTGGGGCGAGGGGTTTACCTTCGATAGCTTCAAAGAGCAGATCAATGGTGATTTTTCTAATATTGATGTTGAAATCAAGTCAAACGGTGGCGATGGTAACGAGGCGTTTGCAATCTATGACGAACTAAAACGAAATCCTGCCCGGGTGACAGTCAACATCGTTGGCGCAACGGCATCGGCAGGGACTATTATTGCTATGGGCGGGGATGTTGTAAATATGGCAGATAACGCCCGTTTCCTAATACACCGCGCCTCTACCATTGCAGCCGGTAATATTGATGAGATTGGGAAGGCCGCTGATATGTTGGAAGATTTTGACAACAGGTTGTTGAATATCTACCAAAAGCGTACCGGCAAACGTAAGGCACAACTCCAGAACCTTATGAAAGAGGACAAATGGCTAACACCTGATGAGGCTATAAACTGGGGGTTCGTTGATAAAGTAATGAAAACTAAACAAAATCCAATATTAAATCAAGCAGAAATGGACACAACTAAAATAAAAGAACTCCTGGGCGTTGATTCCGATGAGGCCATCGAGGGCGCAATCGCTGAACTGAAATCCGAAAACGAAAGCCTGAAAGAATCGGTACAGGAAACGGAAGCAAAAAAGGAGGAAGAACTTGAAAAAGAGATCACCAACTTTATTGAGGCCGCTGTTACGGATGGCAAGATAACAGATGAGGTGAAAGAAAGTTACATTATCCTTGCTAAAACGGACTTTGAAGCCGTTAAGATGGTGATTGAAGCTGCAAAACCTGCACCGCTGAAAAACCATATTGAGGTCAATGATCCCGAACCTGTTGAAATGACAAAGGCCGATGCGTTGAAAATACGCAACAGTAAAAAGTCTTTACAGCGTTGGTTTGACGAGAACCCGGAGGAATACACTAAGGTAATGAACCTTTTAAAATCAAAATAAGATGACAAAAATTTTAACACCTTTTGGGGAATATGCCGGCAAAGGTACAGCAGCAACTCCAGCAACCGGAACGCTGACTGTTAATGAAACAGGCGTTGATTCTGCAATGGTTACGACTATTGATATTGCCGACCTTGCCTTAATCGTTACAACTAACGCTAATAAGGCGGATGGTAAGCTGTTGTACACCCTGCCAGCCGGTAACGTAATAATCAAACGGGCAACTATCGCGCTGGGCATTACCGGAACGGCTGCGCTAAACGCAGCAGATACTCCAGATGTCGGGCTTGGTACTACGGTTGGTACAGGTACTGTCGCTGTTTTGGGTGGCACTGCCGGATTTGAGAACATCATGACCGGACAAACATGGTCAGCCGCTTGCGCTGGTGTTGTTCAGCAGGCTTCAGTAGCCACAACACTGGCAATCGCAACCGCAGGAGATCATACAATATATCTGAACATTGCAGATGAATGGGCTGGAATTGATGCCGGGATGAAGGCAACGGGAAGAATAATAATCGAGTGGGCATTTATGTCCTAATTTTCAACCAATTATTAATAACACTAAAATCAAACAAAAATGGCATTAGCAAGAGAAGTTTGGTTGAACATTGTGGAAGACAACTTGTTCACACCAACATTACAACAGATTCAGACCGCAATCAAAGATGATAGCGCGTTTGTTTACACTGGTGGCGGTGTATCGACCGTTCACATCCCTAACGCTGGTACAGCCGCAACGATTACTAAAGGAAACGACACATATCCGGTAGCCGTTACCAAGCGCACTGACAGCGATAACTCGTATTCATTGACTAACTTTGAAGTTGGCCCGGTTGTGGTTCAGATTAAAGATGGTGCGCTGAACTCATACGAGCAAACAGAAAGTATTTTGAAGGATGCTACGATGGGACTTGGCGAGCGTGTTGCTTCCGAGATTCTTATCAGTCAGTATCATTACACATCTGGACTCTATCGTGCAACTACCGGAGCAGATGCACCTGCACACGCACCTGGAGGAACATCCACACGTAAATCATTTACTGGTGCTGACCTCAGAGCTGCGTTGGGTATCTTTGACAAGTACAAAGTACCTGTAACAGATCGCCACCTGATTATTGACTCTGTTATGTACTGGCAGTTGATGACCGATTTAGGTTATTCAACTTACCGCGCTGACTTACCGGGCTTGACAGCCGGAACAACCAACACCCTATTTGGTGTTAATATTATCATGCTTCCATCAGTTGTTTACGCAACCACAGCCGGAGTTGTTCGTGCTTATGGTGATGCTGGAACTACAACTGATAAAGCCGTTGCGCTGCTTGTCAACAAAAATATGACATCAATGGCAATGACTGATATCTATACTCAGATCAATGAGGCCGCAACTGGTTATTTCGGTGGTACTTATGAATCGACCATTATGGCCGGTGGTAAATATCGCAGAACTGACAAAATGGGTGTTGTGCCTATTATTCAGGGAGCTTAATCGTTTAATAAATTAAATGCTAAAGGGCGGGTATAATTGCCCGCCTTTTTTATAACTTTGTAAAAACAAACAATATGACAACTTTGGATTTTATAGCCGCATCCTACGGCACTTTGATAAACGATGGAACATCGGCCGTTACCGGATCATTTGCCGGGTTTTACGTAAATGCCGATGCTGTTATCGCAGCGGCTCAGGTGGATGGTGAACCTGTTGTGGTGGCGACTGCCTTTGGTTCTGCCTCTGTTCCAGCGGGGGCGTTGATTACCGTCCCATTTGCAGGCGATCAACGGATAACATCAATTACCCTGACTTCAGGTACAATCACACTGATAAAAGGGTAGTAATATGGCTGGTTACGGATATGGGTATTTTCAGGGTGGTGTTTCAATTGGCTCAGAGTTGAACGTTTTAGTAGCACCAACTTTACTTGAATTAACTGTTGCTTCTGATGTTCAGATTAACCTTGCATGGACTGTTAACGGTACGGCTCAAACAGGGCATAGAATTTATATTTCAACGGACAATATTACGTTTACCGAAAAAGGAACTGTATTGGGTTTAACAGCTACTTATAACGCCACAGGATTAACACCCTACACCCGTTACTATTTTAAGGTTGTTGCTTATAAGGGTGGAGCTGAATCAGAATCTACTAATATAGCAACTTTAAGAACCAACGCACCTACTATTTTGAGTGATGGCAATACAGTTGCTTTTTACGATCATGCTCAATTAGAACCAGAACCGCTTAATAACGAATATGGAAATATTGTTACATTCCCTAATACAGTGGGTGAGTTATATGACCTACTTCAAGCTGTTGGAGTTCAACAACCAATATGGAATGAAGATGGAATAAGTTTTTCAGGGGCGGGACATTCACTACAATGTGCGGAAATGCCTTTTAATAGTCCTGTTACATTTTATTTATATTTTAAACAAATATCATGGACAATATATGATATAGTATTAGCTTATGACAATGAAGTAGGTAAAAATATATGGCAAGTTGGCACAACGCCAAGGTTACAGGCGGGTGGTACTATTAATAATACTGACTTGTCCATCAATACGTGGGGGGTATTAAAATTCTGTTTGAATGGTGCTAATAGTTGGTTTCAAATAAACAATGGCACTGTTTATACAGGCAGTATAACTGGGAATATGGCATCTTTAACACTTGGTAGTTTATTTGCTCAAAATTCAAGTTTTTCAAATATTAAATTAAAAGATTTAATAGTTAGGAATATTGCTGAAAGTGTATCTAATAATGCCATAGTGACAGATTATCTATATAAAAAGAATGCTCCACTAAACAAAGGCAAACTTGTAATAACATCTGACGATGGTAAATCAGGTGTCTATGCCTATGGATTACCCTTATTCAAGGCTAAGGGTGTTAAAGGTACTTTTTATCTATACTCAAATTCAATAGATACACCTGGATTTATTACATCTGCACAGGCATTAGAAATGTACAATGATGGTATGGATATGCAATGCCATAGCTTTACACATGCCTTATTTTCTACATTAACAGAAGACGAAATAATTACCGAATTTACTAACGTAAATAATAAGTTCGCATCTATTGGAATACCAACCCCTGTTCATTTTGCCTATCCTGAGGCTGTCTTTAATCAAACCACAAAGGATTATATTAAAACGAGTGGATTAAGAAAAACAGCCGTTGTGGCATTAGGCGGTTCAACTGTATTTACAGATACGGGTACAGGATTATATCAGATTCCACGTAAGGTGATTGGTAATATTGACGAGGATACTCTAAATATTCTAAAGGGATATATGGATACTGCAAAATCAAAAAAACAAGCACTTGTACTTTGCTATCATAATATTTTAGATTCGGGTGCGGGAGGTGCTTTAGATGGTACTATATCAGTTACTCAAATGGCATCTATTATAGACTACGCTCAATCAATAGGTATTGATATTGTAACAATATCAGAATTATATGAGTTGTTAAAATAGTTCACCTCTTAAACAATTAGAACGATGTACACGACCATATTTGTATTAATCACGCTTGCAGTTGTTACCTACTTTATGGGGGTGGCAGTTAAAGGGATTGCGACAGGCAACACTAAGTCAATCAACAAGTTTTTAAAATGGTCGCCTGTTATTATGCTCGTATTGGTTTCGCTCCTTATCCTTGCGCTTACGCTGGATGGGGAGCTGTTTACGGGACAAATTACTAACTATTTTTAAAGGATTGGGAAGATGCTGAATAGCCTGAATGCAATAATAAATAAAACAATTCTGATGATTTCGGAACAGAACTGGATTATAAAATTATCAGTTGCCGGGCTTGCTATGTTGGCACCGTTAAAAATGTACATTCATTTTCTTATTCTTTTGCTTGTTGTTGATCTGATCACATCTATTTATTACCAGTACCGGCAAAACCATATGCAGTTAAAGCAGTGCAAAAAGGTTAGTCATATTTCACAATCGCGGATAAAAACTTTGCTACTGACAATAGAATCCAGCCGCTTACGGATAACCTTTGAGAAGCTGGTTGCATATATAACGGGTATAATCGTTTGTTTCTTTTTTGATACAATCATACTGCAAATTACCCCTCTCGAAAGTGGATCACTCAATTACTTTTCAATTGCAAATATTTCAGTTTTGCTGATCTGCTCAGTTGAATTGACCAGCATCCTTTCCAACCTTTCAAAGATTACAAAGAACCCTGTTTATGATACGATCATCAGGATTTTCACCAAAAAGGTAAATGACAAAATTAACAGTTACGGCAACGATAATAATTCTTAAAAATGGACAAAATTAGTGAACATATTACTTTTAAAGAGGCGACACGATCCAGTGTTCACCTGCCAAACGTGCCGAATTATGAGCAGAAGTGCGCAATGATTCAACTTGCAGAGCGGGTATTTGAGCCGTTGAGGTTGTTTATCAACGAACCTATTTATATAAATTCATTCTTTAGATCGCAGGCGGTCAATAGTGCCGTTGGTGGTGCGTTTAATTCTCAGCACACAAGAGGTGAGGCGGTTGATATAAGGTGCAAGGGGCGAAATGTTGAAATGTTTAATTACATACGCGAAAATCTACCATTTGACCAACTTATATGGGAGTTCGGGAATGATAAAGAGCCTGCATGGGTGCACGTGAGTTATAGTATAGCAAGCAATCGCAGGCAGGTTTTAAAGGCTACGAAAGTAAACGGTAAAACGAAATATATCAAGTTATGAAAAACCTAATCTTACTCATTTTGTCGATTACGCTGCTATCCGGTTGCGTAACTCAAGAAAGATGCATCCGTAAATTTTCACCAGAAATAGTTACGATCAGAACGGATAGCATAATCCGAACCACTGAAACGGTGTACAGAGATACGACCGTTTATATTCATATCCCGGGCGTGGTTCAATATTCAACCGATACGGTCATTATCAAAGACGGCATAATTCAATCACGTAAGAACCACATTACCACTTCATTCGCTCAATCATGGGCGTGGGTTGAACGGGGGCGATTGTACCACGAATTAAGTCAAAACGATACATTGATAGGCTTCGAGGTCAAAGATGCAATACGGATCACGTGGGAGCGGGCTGAACGATATTATAAAGAGCAACAACAGACAGTTGTAACGACTAACAAAGTCCCGTTGTTTTACAAAATCTTATCTATCATTGCCGGGCTGTTTATAGTTTATTATATACTTCGGTTGGTGGCTATATTTAAGTAATTTTCTGGTGTGTGTGGTTTAGCCGGGGCGTGGTTTCCCCGGCTTTTTTTATGCGTATTAAATTTACCTTAAAATTGCGTTTACCTATTGACTTATGTTCTTATATATCGTATCTTTGTGCTTTGTAACGTTGAGTGTAACCGCAGTAGGCACACTTGACAAACCCCCGACTAAAGCACAAACGCTGCCTGTGCCTATTGTCGGTTACACATTGTTGGCAGCAGTATTTTTGAATTATGACAAAAGAAGAAATAGACTTAAAAGTCAAAGAACTTGCAGAGATTGATGCTAAAATTCAATCATCTGAAATTGTCAGTCCTGCCGATTTAAGAAAGTCGGATAAACTTAGGGCTGAATTGTATGGTCATTGGAATGTTGTCAAAGGCACTTATTCCAAAAGGGTAACTTCATTCACTCGTGATAGGCGGTAGTTTTAATATTGCTGCCAACGAAAAAAATACCCGTAGTTGCGGGTTTAAACAGTATAAACGTATCAATTAGCACAAATGAATATAAATAGTAACCAAGTATCAAATTTGCACCAAAACCCGCAATTATCGGGTATTATATGTTATAAGCATTTTTCTAATCGGGTTCATCATTGCGATTTTCTCAAAAATGATTTACCCGATAAAAGTGTAAATTTGATTATTGCAGACTTTCCGTATTTTGAAGTAAAAGGCGACTTTGATTTTATCTGGAATAGTTTTGAAGAATTTTTGGCGTGGGTTGAGCTGTGTGCGAAGGAATTTAAAAGACTGCTAAAAGATAACGGAACTTTATTTGTTTACGGACACGCTAAAAAAATAGCATATAAACAGGTTATTTTTGATAAGTATTTTAATTTGGAAAATAACCTTTGTATTGAATTTAATCGACAAACAAAAAAAGGTGTTGAAAATTTCAGATGTTTTGCTCCGGTAACTGAAAGATGTTTAATGTATAGCAATGAAGAAAAGGTAAACGAATGCACTGTAATACATAAAGATTTATTTAGTAGTTTGATTTCAAAAATAAATGAAACTGCCAAAATTGAAGATTTTATAAAATGCTTTTTAGATTTAAAAATTGCAAAAAATATAGAAAGTGCAAAAGTATTAGCAAGTTATAAAACAGGAAAGCATGCTACAAGATTTGATTTTTTGAGCGAAGAAATGTATAATAATATTGGTAATTTCAATTATACATACGAACAATTAAGGCAGGAATACGAACAATTAAGGCGACCATTTAACAACTTTATGAAATTATTTGATGTTATGAAATTTGACCAAGAAGCACACATAACAAAGAATTATGACCACGAAACGCAGAAACCTGAAACATTAACAAGGGCTTTAATTTTAACTTGCAGCCGTGAAAATGATTTGGTTTTAGTTCCGTTTGCAGGTTCGGGAACTGAGTGTGCAATGGCAAAAAAAGAAAAACGAAATTTTATCGGGTTCGACATTAATCCTGTGTATGTAGAAATGTCAAATAAACGTTGTGATGCTATTCAAAGCGGGTTGTTTTGATTGCTTATAACTCGTATATAAACCTACAAACTTGCACTTTTAAACGTTTAAAAACAACTAAAAAATGAATCTAAGAGAACAACTAAAAGGGAAAATGAAGTTGGCCGGAATTACTCAGGCACAACTTGCGAGGCAACTGAATATTAGACCGGCAACAATCAGCGATTACTTAACCGGCAAACGCCCGTGGAATGCGGACAAATATGAGGAGGCGATCAACTATCTGGATAGAGTAATATGCGCTGATGCGGATTATTAATGAAATTTTAAGGTAATTTTAATGTCATTTACTTGACTTGTGTTACGATATGTCGTATCTTTGTAGCATAAAACAACATAAAACCCCACACACCATGTACGAAACTTATGACGAGTATTTAAGAAACGAATACGAAAACGACAACAGCGAAGAGATACACGATGCCCTGGCAGATGCAGCAGACGAAGCCAACCAGCGAGAACTTGACGAACGGGAGGATGCGGAATGAATCAGAACGTTTTTAACTGCGAATCCTGCCCGCTGGCAAGGATGAAACGATCAAAAGCATCCACGTTTTACGGGTGCAGCCTGACCGATGAAGGCCAAACGTTTTACGACGATGAAGAGCCAGCACTTAAACCAGCCCCGGCCAAATGCCCGCTAAGAAAAGAACCAGTAATAATAACATTAATTTAAACCACCATGTCAGAAACCAACGCCACCTACCAAGTAGCAACGAGGCCGCCCGAAAAGGATAGCCAGTTACAGAAATCAGAGTATAAATCTATTGAGGAGTTTCAGAAATTCCTAAATAAAGCCCCGGATAAACGGGAAATCAAAACGAATCCTTATGCAGGGAATAGCCTTTATATCCCTATTGCAGTTATTGAACAACGACTGGACGAAATGTACGCCGGACTTTGGTCGATTGATGGACTTACCGTTGAGGTGATAGCCAACTCCGTTGTATGCACTTTGACACTCAAAGTTGTGCATCCGGTTGCTAAAATGATGATCCGTAGGTCAGGAATTGGGGCGATACCCATCCAGTTAAACAAGGGCGAAAAGGAAATGAGTTTTAGCACCATAAAATCAGATGCCATCCGTAAGAACGCCCCGGCTGCGAAAGCCCAGGCGCTCCGAAATGCAGCCCAAAGTTTGGGAGCTATCTTTGGCCGTAACCTTAATCGTGATGATGTGGCAGATTATAACCCGATCAGTGAGCAAGTAGAGGGTATTGATGCGATGTTGATTGAGGCTAAAGAATTGCTGCAAACGGCAAATATTGGTGCTTCAATAAAGCAATCTTTAATCAAGACGATTGACACGGCAGGGGTAAGTAAATTAAACTCAATTATTGAATATCTTAAAACCAACCAATCATGAAAATATCCCACACAATCCAACGCTCACCTGAATGGCACGAACTCAAACGCGGCAAAATTGGAGGCACCCGATTCGGGCAGGTAATCAGCGGGCGTAAGAATGCACTAATTTACGACCTGCTTAATGAACAACTAAGCCCATGGATGGATCAGGAGGACGAGTTTGTAAGTGATGATATGCAATTCGGTATTGACAACGAGCCAATAGCCAGAGAACTTTACGCCAAACAATCCGGCATTGAGTTTGCCGAGGTTGGGGCGATTCTATCCGACTTTAGCCCGATACATTTAGCCAGCCCGGACGGAGTTAACATTGAACAGGGGATTGTATTGGAGATAAAATCCACCCGTAACGGGGCAAAACACCTGAAGCGATTTTTTGAGGGAGTGGACACCGAACATCTGCCACAGGTCAAAAATTACTTTGCAGTTTCGGATGACGTTAAGGAGGTTCATTTTGTTTCGTACTGCCCGGAACGGTTTGAAAGGCCGCTGGTTGTTCTGATCCTTACGCATGAAATGTTCGAAGCCGATATTGATAAAGGCCGGGCAGAGATTGCCAAAGTTGAGGCAAAGTTAGCCGAAATGACTAATCAGTATATCTGATATTAAATTTACCTTAAAATTACATAAAACACTTGACTTGTGTTACGATATGTCGTATCTTTGTAGCATCAAAGGCAATGAAGCTGAAACTTAATAAACAAGAAAATGAAAAAACAAGACGAATTAGACAAAAGCTACGAAGCAACAAGAGAGATTGTGATTGCTAAGCAAAAAGAAACTGGTATTTATGTAGATGGTTTTTATACTGAATTTTTTGAAATCTCAAAAAGTGGCCGGGCTTATAAAATGCAACACAATGATAAGTTCATTTATGTTGCCTGTTCAGCTTGCGTAACTGACGGCAATGGTTACTTGTTTGTTCCTTTCAAAGCAATTGAAAGTGCGATAAGATTTGCTGAAGCAAACGGTATTAACGAATATGTAGGGGGATAACAAACCTTTAAAAACCAAAACAACCATGAAACGAACACCAGAAGTCGGAGATATAGTCCGGATAGGAAAAGACAAACGAGCAGTGAAGGTGCTGCTTGTTTTCCATGCAAGTGTATATGTGAGAGTACAGGATGGCAATAATGACATCACAATCCACAAAAGTAAAATCTTTAAATTCTAAACCATGAAAACTTTTCTTTACATAATCGCCTCAATTGCTACAATTAACCTCCTTTATTTTGCGGCTAAATTCTTTACGTTCAACAGATCAGAACGAAAAGCACACAAGCTGATGATAAAAAGCCTTAAACTAAACGACCGTGTTTTTGTCCGAACAGAAAACAGCGTTAAAGTTGTAACCATTGTTGGGATTAGCGGAAATTACGTTCGTACCCTTGATGAAAAGATGCAATATAACGCCTACTTCAATCATGAGATTATTGAAGTAGTATGAACTACCAACCCACGGCAGGCAGAGGCACGAAGTGAAGCGTACGTTTTAATGCACCACAACGTTAAGTATATGGCAAGTTTGGGATTAAAATGTACCGACCTATCCGGTTGAAATAGTTAAGCGTGAAGTTAAACCAATGGTTAAGACAATAACTGAGGCTAATTTTTAAAAAACAGTACCTATGGAAGCAAAACAACAAGCAGCCGAACTGCTAATGAAATACCAGAACATTGAATCGTTGAAGGATTACGGAGGGATGGATTTTGAAATAGCCAAGCAATGCGCTTTAATTTCTGTTGAAAATATCTTAAATATGCCGGAACTTGTAGAAGTTGATGCTTATATTGAGAATAAAATCACAGAATATTACAATCAGGTGAAATCAGAACTAAACAAACTGTAAGCAATGCTCAAAGTAGAAACAAACCTAAACAATGCCGATGAATTTGAATTGGGGTTACCAAACGGTTTTTATTAATTTAATTCAAAAAGATTATGAAAATTAAGGCTATTCACAAAGCATGGGATAATAAACCATGTATCATAAAACCAAGATTTTTCCCAAAAGAAACAGGATTACAATTTACTGTTATCGAAGGCAGTTATAGTGGGTCTTGTTTCGCTTGTAAGTATGAACAATTTACATTTAATTGGTATGCTAAATTTCAAATATTCTTTGTAAAAATTTGGTACTACCTTAAAATGAATCTTTGGCGCAAAATATACCGCCAATATCCTTACAGAATAAAACTATTTTTCAATCCTATCAAAAACGATGGGACGCCGTTTTAATGCCCAACAACGGCCGCAGGTATGGTGTCGTGCCGTGTAAAATGAACTAAAATATCAATTATGCAGGAACAAAATAAAGAATCTAAACTTTTTGAATTACCCGAACAGCAGGCATGCACTATACCTGATGTTAGCAAACGTTTAAGAGCGTTGGAAAGACGGGTATTTCTTTGGGGTGCAGAAAGTGAAGCCGATAAAAAGCACTTCAGCCAGCGAATTACTGATTGGTGCAAAGAACCGGAATACACTATCAGCCTGACAAAGCTATGTTGGGAAATGACTTGGGAGCGAAACAATGAAGGTAGAACTTGTAAATACTTATACTTCAATGAGCGTTCTCAAAGACTTTATTTAGATAATGATTTCTTCGAGTGGGTAAAACTTATTGCCGGAGAGATTGAGCGTGCGTTGGAAAATGTTTGCTAACGTATGGTGCTATGAGCAGGTTTGTGTTGCGCCTGCGGCAAGGTTGCGTATAGCTGCTGTTATGCACTGATGCGGATTATTAACTACAAACTTTAATAGAATGAAAATACTAATAGCTTGTGAATACAGCGGAACAGTTCGAGAGGCATTTTCCAAATTGGGACACGATGCTTGGAGCTGCGACATTTTGGAAACGGAAATACCTGGCAACCACTTACAGTGTGATGTTCGGGAAATTCTTGGCGATGGCTGGGATATGATGATAGCGCACCCACCTTGTACACATTTGGCTGTAAGTGGTGCGAGATGGTTCAAGGATAAGAAATTGGAGCAGGCGGAAGCGTTGGAGTTTGTTCGGTTGCTTCTGAATGCACCTATTGAAAAGATAGCACTTGAAAACCCGATAAGCATAATTAGCAGCCATATCCGAAAGCCTGACCAAATAATACAGCCGTGGCAATACGGACACGGTGAAACAAAAGCAACTTGTTTATGGCTGCAAAACTTACCGAAATTGCAACCGACAAACATTGTGGAAGGTAGGGAGCAAAGAATTTGGAAAATGCCTCCTGGAGAAAATCGCTGGAAGGAAAGAAGCCGAACATTTGAAGGAATCGCACAAGCTATGGCGAATCAATGGGGAAATATTCAAACGGAGACGAAACGTAGCATTTGTGCATAACGTGTTGCAGCTATGAAAAGTAGCGGATTACAAAGCACAGACTATCGAATTAAAAACGAAGTAAAATTGAAACACAAACTTAAATATTAACAACAACCTCGCTATTTTTTATAGGTGCTGTTATGCATCTGGTGGCGGGTTTAAAAACGATAATATGAAAGACAAAGCAGATTACAGTAAATATGAATGCCCTTATTCACACTTAGAAAAAGAAATCGGACATGAATTACACGGACCCGAAGGTTACCAAGATGTGTATGGTGTATGGTGTGCTTGTGGATTTAGAGGACCTGTTTTTTACTTAGATCCTGATGAATTAGGACTAAAATTGAAGAAGGAAACGGATGTAGCCACTTGTGCATAACGGCTGATATGTACACCTTTTACAAACACTTAAAAACAAATTAACATGAAAAAACTAATCCTAATTTTATTCGCGCTGATTGCCTTCGCATCATGCAGCCCTACCCGCTATCACTATGACAGTAAAGAGCGGGCGTACATTAACAAAGCAAACGATACGATTCGGTGGTATTACCTACCTAATCGTGTTTATTAAAATTAAAACACTAAATTAAACCACGATGGATAATAAAACAGCAATAAAGATAATGCTTTGCGAAATGGTTGTCTAAAAATTCTAAAATAACGAAACAATGGAAATAGATTTACTTAATGAAAAAGACTTCTGCCCGTTTTTTATCTATTCCAAAAATGGGAAATGTAAAGTTTTACATTTTAAACAAGCAGCAAAACACCATAATGATTTATTAAAAGCAAAGTGGAAGCATACTGGAACGATCGAACCATTACACTGGATTCAAGGCGTGTTAAATGATGACAAAGTATTAACGTTTTTAAATGAATATAAGCAATGACAGCAGATGACTTTATCACCAAATCAGATCCAAAACAATACGGGCAATTCTACTTACTTACCCATCAGGAGTTAACCCAACTACTGGATGACTTCGCCAGGCAGCCATGCACTTGCACGGGCAACAATTACACATACGGACACGCTAAATGTTTGGACTGCGGCAGGTTCAAAATTGTTGATGAGTTCTACCCGGAGGATAAATTTTAAGCTAATTTTAATGTCAGAGTAGTATCAATCTGGCAAATGTTTTGTATATTTGTAGTTCTAAAGCCGATTGAACCCCGGCACCTAAAACCGACCAATCATGAAAAGAGTTTCTTACATCGCCAATAATTATAGCATCCGTTCTGTGGTCGGCAGGGTTCAAACGGGTGCTTTTTTATTGGCTAAATTCTTTTTGACATGAGCAAAGACACGTTCTATTTTTCGCACGATTACAACGCAATTCAAGACCCTAAAATATCCAAAATGATATTAAAAATGGGTATAGAATCATATGGTATTTACTGGGGAATTGTCGAAATGATTTATAACCAAAACGGGAAAATTGAATGCGATTATGAATTAATTTCGTTTAAGTTGAATTCAGATGCCGAAAAAATAAAGGCAGTTGTAAATGAGTTCAAGTTATTTAAGGTAAAAAAAGGATATATAATATCCGACAGCATTACCCGTAGGCTCTTACTTAGACAAGAGAAATCGGACAAAGCCAGACAGTCATCACTTGCAAGGCGTTCGATTAGCGATCGATCAACGAACGATAAGCGAACGATAAGCGATCGATTAGCTATAAAGGAAAGTAAAGTAAAGTATAATAAAAAAGAAAAGGCACAAATTGCCGCTTGCGATGCTGCGGCATTTGTACCCCCAACCGTTGAGGAGGTGCGCAAATATTTCTATGAGGCGAAACTGCTAAACTCGAACCCTATTAATTTCTTTAATGAATACGAAAATAAGTTAACCGCAAACTGGAAACAGGATGCCTTAAATTATGCCAAAAATGGAAAATAGAAATATTCTGATAAAGGCGTATGAAGGTCATTTGATTAGCCGGTTAATATCTGACAACGGTATTTATTTCAAATATGCAGACCAGATTAATGAAAGCTTATTCTTTTCAACCCAGGCTAAAGAACTTTATAAAATATTTAAAGATTCAATAGCCAAAAACAAGGTTACTGATGAAGCTCTGATACTGAGCAATACAAACGTCAATGTAGCATCATATTACATTGAAGTTAATATAAACTGCGATTACAACGTCCCAATCCAGCAATTAATAACAGAACTTGAGGAGCAAAGCAAACATGACACACTGTTAAGTATTGCATCCGGTGTAATCCAAAATAAGGACAAAACAGCCGAAGAATTGCAGCGGTTAATATCTGATGGTTTTCTCCAGCTATCACAGGGGAGCGGGAACCAGTATAGAAATATAAACGAAATTGTTGAACAGGTTGTTTTAGATATTGAAATCATAAGAAAAGGCGGGATGACAGGTGTAAAAACTGGATTTTCAGATATAGACCGGCACATGAAGGGGCTGCAAAATGGCGACCTTATCATAATAGCAGGGGAAACATCACAGGGTAAAACATCACTTGCCCTTAATATCGCTGAAAATGCGTACCTTATAGACCAGAAGCGGGCGGCAATAATAAGCATGGAAATGACCGAATCACAGTTAGCTATGAGGTTGATTTGTTCAATGTCAGAAACAAGCCGCAATGATGTGATTAAGGGATGGGCTACACCTGATGAATTTGCTAAATTTGAACACTATAAAAACATATTAAGCGAATCAGGGATATTCATTGCCGACCCATCCAGCCGTAATATAGATAACATTATTGCGCTGATACGATCAGCATTTATCCGGTTTAGTTTGGATTTTGTAATTGTTGACTACCTGCAACTAATATCCGGCAACGGTCGAAACAGAGAGGAGGAGGTTGGAAAGGTAAGCCGCGCATTGAAAGATATTGCAAGGGAATTGAATAAGCCGGTTGTGGTGTTATCGCAATTAAATAGGCCACAGCAGGGAGCTAATAAAAGGCCGACACTTTCCAGGCTTAGGGATTCCGGGCAGATTGAGGAATCAGCAGACGTGGTTCTGTTTGTTTACAGACCGGAGGAATATGGGTTGCAAACTTTTGAGGACGGTAATAGTTGCATAGGAATGGCGGAGTTGATTATGGCTAAAGGCAGGAACTGTGGGACAATGCTCACAAAGGTTAATTTTATTAAGAACATAACAAAATTTAAAGATGAAGAAGCAACGTACTATGACAGCGCTAAAACTATCATTAGACCATCTGAGGGATTTGAAGGAACAACAGGCGAAGCACCATTCTAAATTTAACTGGGCTCAGCGCGAATTTTACAAAATCGAGATTTACGCAGCAGGTGAATCAATTAAATTCTTAAAATCGCTACTTAATAAAATATGATCCTCACAAGCAAAACCGGACTGCATTACCCTGATGGGTTAACCCAAACCAAAGATGGTAAAACCTACCAGATTGTCGGTGTTCAATCGGTCATCGAAAACGGGAGGTGCATTGATACGATTTACACACTTAAAAATGAAAAGGGAGAATACAAAGACTTTACAGATCAAGGATTATTTCACTTTTTTAAAACAACAACGATATGACACCACGCGAAGCAAAGAAACGATTGAATCAGATACTAACCGATGAGGCATGGCGCAAGCATCCTAATCATAGACGTGATTTAACAATGCCGATAAAGCACTACGAAGTTACCAAAGCCAACGGATTGACACAGGCGGTGATTGCTGTGATTCGGTGCACTGGGTATCAGGCCGAGCGAATCAACACGACCGGGAGGCAGATTGATAACCGCAAGGAGTTTACCGATGTGGTCGGTATTCGCAGGACGGTTGGGAGCCTAACATGGATTCCCGGAACCGGGACAAAAGGAAGTGCAGACATAAGCGCAACAATCCAAGGCCGCTCCGTTAAAATTGAAATCAAAATAGGCAGGGACAGACAGAGCCAGGCGCAACTTGACTACCAATCCGACGTTGAACGAGCGGGAGGGATTTACATCATCATTAAGACACTTGAGGATTTTTTCCAATGGTTTGATAATTTTTTACTAACCTTTAATAAATAAAATGATGAATTACGAAGCAAAAGGAACGATTGTAGAAATCGGAGCAGAACAACAGATCACGGAAAAGTTCAAAAAGCGTGAATTTGTTATTGAGGACACCACAAAGCCAGAATGGCCGGAACTAATTAAATTTCAGGTAACTCAGGATAAATGCGACTTACTAACACCGCTAAAACTTATGCAGTTTGTTACTGTATCATTTAATCTGCGCGGCCGAAAATATGAGAAAGATGGTAAAACAAACTACTTTACTAATCTTGAGGCATGGCGGATCACAACGGACGGGACAACTAACACCCCAAAAGAACAAGCCCCGAACACATCACAACCAAGTGCAGACGGGCTCCCATTTTAACCAACCAACCATAAGCCACTTTACAGCCGTTTTAAGGCTGTTTGGTGGCGATATGGGTAATCTTACGAGAAATCAAATAAAGTTCAAAATTAACAACAACCGAAACATAAAAAACACTATGAATAACATCAAGATATTGCCAGATGAGTTTGTAAACAAAAACGAAACATTTACCAAGGTATTTGAAAACGAAAAATGGTATATTTATTCAAGGAATGTATCAGGAATAATTTACTATGAGGTTTTTAAAAAGAAAATAGTTGATTGTTTTGATTTTACTACAAAACAGCCGACAGGAAAAAAGAAAGAAACATACCCACACAACCCTAATAATTTTGGAGTGTGGGCATGGTGTTGTAGATCAAAGGAAAGAGCATTAACCTATGTAACAGACTGAGCCATGTCAACCCTATACTTTAAAGATAATGAGGAAATTTGTTACCCGCTTGCAGCCCATATTGAGGATGCAAGGCAGGAAGGATTAAACGAAATTAAACTTTACCACGCAAAGAAAGTGGACGATTTAGATTACTTCTACTGCAAAGCCTATAAAGAAGTCGGAGAGGTTGGCCAGTGTGGAAGGTCATGTGCTAAATACACCCCACAAAACAAGCTAAGCGGCAAATGTAAGCACCGGGGATTCTTATACGAGAATACCGGAATAGTTCGGATAGTTACTATTAAGCCAGAGGTCGATCAAGAACTACGGCAACGGGTGATTGATAGCTATTTTAACACCCCGCAACAGCATATTGATGAAACTGCTAAGATGTTTGGGCTTACATATAATCAGGCAAAGAATATAATTTACCATTCAGGGCGGAAGAAAAAACGATTCAATCCGCGTCAAATATTACCAGAGAAGCGAAAGGAGATTTATGATTCATGGTACAGCAATCCAGATCAGACACAAGTTGAAATCGCGCGTAAGTTCGGAATAAGCCAGGTTACAGTTCATAACATTATTAACGAGTTTTCAAACTTCAGACATGTATAATATAACACGAGTAGAATTTCAGAACGGTAAGAACTACCCTCCATTGAAGGTTATTAATTGCGACGTAAAGGTTAAAGATGAGGATTTTGAACGTTACCGGAAGCGAATCAGGCAGGTTTACCAAAAGAGGCTTGGGCTTAATTTGACGATTCTATTCACTTACAGAACCATTGAGCCATGAAAATCTATATCACCACACACGCCCGCAAGAGGTATTACGAGCGGTTCGGTTCACACCCGAAAATAACTCCTGAAATCGTTAATTGTGTTGAATTTTTCGGTGGTGATTGTATAATTCTGCAAAATAAGATTAAATTTGTATTTAAGGATTACCGCTTGGTAACCGTTATGAAGCGATACACCTACTTAGAAGGGCGTGAATATAAACGGAATAAGCACCCGATTGTGGTGCTGTGAAAATAACACTTGACAAACTTAAATTAATATCGTATATTTGGCGGTTTAATGTTGAACTATGAAGTTATCTGAAATCAAACCTAATCCAAACAATCCGCGCATCATTAAGGATGACAACTTCAAGAAGCTTGTCAAGTCTATTGAGGAGTTCCCGAAGATGATGGCACTACGACCGATTGTGGTTGATGAGGATGGCATGGTACTCGGTGGCAATATGCGTTTAAAGGCTTTGCAACATTTGCGGTTCAAAGATATACCTGATGAGTGGGTGAAACGTGCGGCAGACCTTACAGAGGATGAACAGCGCAGATTCATTATTGCGGATAACGTGAGCGGTGGAGAGTGGGATGTGGACGATTTGAGCGCAAACTGGGATCGGCAGGAGTTGGAAGATTGGGGGCTGGAGATTGAATGGCCGGTAATCGGACATGAAGCAACAGAAGATGATTACGAAATCCCGGACACTATTCAAACGGATATTGTTCTTGGGGATTTGTTTGAGATTGGCGAGCATAGGTTACTTTGTGGAGATAGCACTGACAGCGATAGTGTTGCAAAGTTAATGAATGGGGAGAAGGCGGATATGGTTACAGACCCACCGTATGGAATTGATATAAACATGAATATGGGAAGGAGGAAAGGAAAACCTGAAAAATTTGAAAAAAAACAATGGGATAAATCAATACCTGATTTTTTCTATTTAATTCCTATGTTTGAAAAAATAATTATATGGGGAGGAAATTATTTTGCAGATAAATTGCCAATATCAAAAAATTGGCTTTGTTGGTACAAGAAAACAAATGGGTTGGATTTTGGAGAATTTGAATTAGCTTATACAAATGCAAATGTAAATACAAGATTAATATCACATCATTGGAGTGGTGAAACAAAATTACATCCAACAATGAAACCTGTTACTGTAATGGCGTGGTGCTTAGGATATGTTGATAGCAGTATTATATTTGACCCATTTCTCGGTTCAGGCTCAACAATGGTCGCCGCTCACCAACTAAACCGCAAATGTTACGCAATGGAGTTAGACCCAAAATACTGTCAGGTAATCATTGACCGGATGCAAAAACTTGATCCTAATCTTGTTGTAAAACGTAACGGGGAAATAATGCATAAGCAAACAACAATTTAACTTTGAATTAACTAACAATGGCACGAAAGGGAGGCACACCGGAAAATTTAATACCACCTGTTAAGGGTGAACGGAGGAATCCGCACGGTAGGCCAGTAGGTTCAAGGTCAAGATCAACCATTGTAAAATATTGGCTCGAAGCTATTAAAGAGGCACGAAACCCAATAACTGGTGAATTGGAGCAGTTACCGGTTGCCGATCAAATTGTTTTATCGTTAATCGGCAAAGCATTAAAAGGTGATGTAATGGCGTTTAAAGAGTTGATGGATTCGGGCTATGGCAAACTAACCGAGAAATTACAGCATTCAGGCGAAATCAACATACCTCCTATAAAGTGGGCGAATGACAAAGATTAACAGAAAGTTTAAGCCGCTATACACCGATCAGTCCCGTTACTTCTTGGTAACAGGCGGGAGGGGTAGCGGTAAATCATTTGCCATTGCTGATTTTCTGGTACGGCTTATGCTGGAGGCTGGCCATACAATCCTGTTCAGTCGCTATACACTTACCTCCGCACATATATCGATCATTCCTGAATTTGTAGAAAAGATAAACCTATTAGGTATTGCCGAACTATTTGACATCACCAAAACGGAGATCACCTGTTCAAACGGAAGCCGGATAATATTTAGAGGCTTGCAAACATCGAGCGGAAACCAGACCGCAAACCTTAAATC